AGTATCTATCATGCTGAGGTATTGAGGAGTGAATAGTTTAGACTTCTCAGCTACAGCATCAAATACAGGTATGCGATTTGATTGGACCAGGTACTCCATCACTCTATCCTTTATCTGAAACTCAGAGACATGATTAATAAAGTTCTCATTCTTAGTAATAAATACAAAGGTCTTAGTATTAGCTACAGGATAGTACTTATAGTACTGTAGATTCTCTAGAAATAGCTTGAATCTGTATGGTATAATTAATACATCACCTTTAAAATCATATTTCCAAAACTCATCTACTTTAATTACCTCCTTAATAGTCTGAATCTCTGACTCAATATTCTCTTTATTATACTCTTTAAACTCCTCAAGTATGACAGCATCAGACTTACCACTCAACACAAAGTTAATGAGCTTATCTTTTTTCTCTTTATCCTCAAATTGCTTAGTGTTAAAGTTAGCAGTCTTTTTATAGGCAGAATTTATCAGAGCTAGTATCTCTACAGATCCAAAATCTTTCTGCTCAAATCCTATCAGATAATTCTGACAAGTCATTCTATCCACTCCAAAATCATTGAATGCTGCTGCTAATTTGTAAAGTGAGGAGTTTCTATTTTGTGAATTATACTTCTTTTTAAACCAAGTCATTAGCTTATTAGCTATCTCATCAGTATCTAGGACCTTAATATTAGTAATACTACCTACCTCACTGCTCTCAAATGGGATAACATCATAGTCAATGATATAATTCTCAGCATCTAGATTAACATAGATATCAGGATCATAAGACTCAAAGCAAGCTCTAGCAATATCTTTCCCTGATTCATCTACTCCATTGAATACTGCAGATATCTGCTTAAAATATTCTTTGTATTCTTTGTCATCCTGTACTATTGGTATTTTGACTAGAGCTTTCACTCCATTGCCTGATGGTGATGTCCAGCAGGAGAAGATAGATTTGTGAGCTTTCAGTTCTACAATCAGAGCAGGGATATCCTGCACCTCATCAAAGTCTAAAGTTAGTAATCCTGATGCCTTTCTTAAAGATGCATTATTTCTCTTACTGAAATCACCTCCAAAGGTAACAACAGGCAGCTGCATCTTAATGGATTTCCTTTCCTCTTTATCAGTAGAGAATCTTAGGTCCTTACATAACTGCTCAGACTTGCCATTCTTAATCCTATCTAGGTAGAATCCTACATCCTTATTCTGATAAGGTGATACATCCTTAATTGATTTGTAAAAAGTTACTTTCATAAGTATAAATAAAGGTGAGAGTCCCTGCTTAACACAACCGCCAGGAGGAATTGCAGGGATTTATACTCTCTAATGTTTTTTATCATGGCGATTATGTTATTTGCAAATGTAATAAATTAATTTATAATTGATACTAAAGTGCAAAAATAAATTATTTGTGCTGTTTTGTGCTATTATTTGTGCTGTCTTAACTCCTATTGTTATTGGGCTGTAGAAGATTAGAACGAAAAAACACTTTTTTTTCCCAAAAACTGTTCACCCCCCAATATGAAAATAAATTTTTTTTTTATTAAAAATATATTGTAAATAAAAATATATATATTATAGAGTATAGGGATGTGAATTGTACTTTTGTTCTAATTCTCTACAAGTCAATATCAGTAAGGGAATTATACAGCACAAAAAAAGCTCCTAAGAGCTTTAAATTATTTCTGCTAGTTCTTTAGCTGTCATATATTCTTTGAATTGTTGTATCTTATCATACTCCCAAGGCATCTGAATCCTTACATTGATGTAATTAAAGTTCTCTATTGCCGAAACTTTGTACTTATCCTCATAATCATTATTAAGAGCAGATTGAACTAATGGCTCTATCTCATGAAGATATACTTTATCCTGCATCCTGGTCCATCTTCTATGCATTCTGATACCATGAATAACAGTAGCATGATGTCTATTGAGCATCTTACCTATTTGAGTCAGGGACACCTTACATTTGTTCAACCTGTACATTACATAGTATCTCTTATAGACATATGCTCTATTTCTGCAGTCAGTATCTAGCTGATACTTTGTGATCTGTAGTTTTAAAAAATTTAGTTCTTTCATTGCTCTGATTTATATGTTTTATTATACCAATATTCAAAGTCATCATCTTCCCAACCACCAATGTATGGGCAACTTGCATCTTTCATTTGTTGCTTCTCCACATCCAAATACTTATGAAAGTGCTTGACAAATTCTCTACCCTCTACTGAGTGCATATTGAATAGATGAGGCTGTAACTTCTCTAAGTCACTAAACACCTGCTGTACTGCTGTCATAATAACTTAGTTTGTGTTACTGACTTAAATAAATCAGACTGAGACTCCATTACACCGGTAGCATTAATGAAATCTATCTCTACCTTAGCAGATTGGATTAGAGTACCTGCAAGCTGAGATATAGCCTTAGCTTTATCCACCTCTACATTCACCTGGTCTGTTGTTAATGTTTCATCACTCAATCTCTCGAGAGCCATGAATAGATGATCTCTTAGATCACTTAGTTTGTTGTGTGCCATTGTTATTTATTTTTTTTATTAGTTTACATTTTAATCTCATAACCTGCTGAAGCTCTTTAGGTAATCTTTGTATGGTATTTCTAGCCATGTTCTCCTTTTTAGTAATCATTAGCAGATTATCAATATCATTATTTAGATAATTACCATCCTTATACACTACTACCATCCCCTTAGGAATTGGTCCATTGTGCTGTTCCCAAGTGTACCTGTTTAGTTGTTCCCAATGTGAATCTGCTATCTTAATATACAGGTACATCTTCCCTCCTGTGTCTTTTCTCTGATGTATAGTACCTATAGGTTGAGTGTTTACAGGCTTAGAGCCTTTCTTAAACATAGTCTTAGCTACTTTCTGATATATTTCTGTGGACATTTTCTGTCCTTTATTAGCAGGTACACTACCTTTCTGAAATTGAGTAGCTTTACCACCTAGATAACCTGGAGGAAATTGAGTAGACCTTAAGTATACAGGATCTTTTTTAATACCCATACTCCATGCTCTATTATAAACTGATGACTCTGATAATCCTAAGTCATCTGCTATCTTCTTAGTAGGCTCAAATGGATACCTTTCTCTTATGATGTCATTCATACCTCTTCAATTAGTAGGATTAAATCATCATTTTTCTGTATGAGCTGCTTAACATGATCAGCATCATATGCCTCTATAATTCTAGTCACTAACTTTACAGGACCATTCCAATAGTCAAAGGTCTTATACACTACTTTATATATCTTCATTATCATTATTTTTTATCGGCACATCTAAGCCATACATTAAATCAAACATTGCAAAATCTCTAGCAGCATTTCTTTTACTGCCCTCATAACTCTGAAAGTACCACTCTCTGAATCTCAGGTATTTTTGGTGAGTGTAATCACCATTAGCTATAGCATTTTGTACCTCAATAGCTAGCTGTGTGAACTCAGTCATTGCTTTTATTATTTATGATTTCTAAATATCTTAGGTATAGAGGTAGATTAAATCCACCCCTTATCTCATCTGCTGATCTTCTGCTAGTCCAAAATCTTAGAATAGCAGCAAATGTAGGTGACTGTCTCATATCTTAGATTTAAGTAGCTTAAGATTTGCATCACTTAGAATAAACAGGGACATATATTCGTCATCAGTCTCTGATGCATTGTATGTGAATGGCTCAATAGTACCTGCTATGTATACATCACTATCATAGTCAGTAGTCCAATTAGAAAAATAAGTATTATCTTTTTTGTATAGGTCTATAAAATTCATGATAATAAATTTAAAAGTGGAAATAAAAAAACGATTGATATAACAGCAGTAACTACTACCATTAATGCCTTAGCAAATGCTATCTGCTCTTCTCCTACAGGAGTGAAATAATTAATTAATCTCTTCATTGATTCTGTCTATTAGGTTAGAAATAACTACCCATTGAGAGTAAGCTCGTTTAGTAGCAGGATCTTCATTGCCAAAAGCATCTCTCAGCTCTACAGCCTGATCATACAGTGATGCCTCCTCAGTAAAAATAATCTTTAAAATTTGTTCTTTGTCCATGTGTAAAAGTTTTAATTGTTGATAACTATACGCCAAAGATAGTATAAAGTTTTATATCTGCAATAAAAAAGAGTAATTTATAATCATTCTAAATAAGACTAGGGGACAAATTGTCCCTATGTTTAAGGTAAAACATATAATAAAGGTAATTTTTACTTAATAATTTATAATAAATCAGCGAAACTTACTAACTTGGAGAGAATTGCTACAGGTTATAACCTTAAATTTTATACTTTTTTTATGGTTATACCCTTAAAAACTCGAGTTTATTAATTAAAAAACGGGACATAAAAAAAAGCAGCTGCGTGCTGGGGAGCTTACAACTGCTTTCTACACTATGGAACTATGCAAAGTTAGTGTTTATATTTGAATTTCAAATACTCTATGTAAGTTTTATTATTTATTTTAAAATGCTTTCTACAATCCTTACATAATAGCCAATGATGGATAGTCCCTCCTGTAGTCACTACCTGTTTATTATATCTCACATTATAGTTAGTGCATTCAGGACAGCAGTACTTCTCATCTCCCTCCATTACAGCATAATGAGTAGCAGGAGTAGTGTAAGAATTGAGTTTATTAAACACAGCTTCTAGGACAGTGACATCCATTTTGCAATATGCTACCATCTTATCCATTGCCTGCTGATCTTTCTTAAATACTATGTCTTTCCACAGGTCAAGTCCCCCTGTATCCATCTTTTGCCCTACTCCTAAATACTTAGCTATGTAATCTAATTTATTTGAGTTAAAATTAAAGTACTTTCTAGCCCATTTAAGAGTATCTATTGTCTTAGGTGAAGGCATAACATCAAGACCATGTATTATGGCTCTTGTACGCAACCATTTGAGGTCAAATCTATCCCCATTATGAGCCACAATTTCGGTCGCTTGAGCCATAACTTTAAGGAATGCTTTAATCATTGCCTTATCAGATTGCTTTTTATCCCATGTTAGGAATTGTACATCACCCTCTGACTCCCATTTGTAGCAGATGCAGATAATAGCTCTCTCATGAATGATATCACCTGGATTGATTGTGAGATTATATCCTGATCTCCAAAATATACCAACATTGAATGATGTCTCAATGTCAAAAAACAGTCTTTTTCTTACCATAGATGGTGTAAACTTAGAACATATATCTCTGTCTAGCAAATTTAAAGAGATATGATAATAGTAGACCTATGCCTACTCCTACAAATAATAGACTTAGATTTCCATTAGGTCTAGGTCTTTGAGCCTTAACTTTTTTTACCTCAGACTTTGCCTTTTGTCCCTCAGATCTATACTTATATTTGTATACTAGTCTATCTTTGTAGATAGTTTTGACCTTTAGTTTATATTCTATTTTTTTGTCTAACCTAGTCTTAGGTACATAGACTGTATTATATTTGATTATGGTATCCTTAGTGTTGATAATTTTTTCCCATACTATAGTATCATTTATAATGACAGGTATAGAATCTAGTGTAGTGATTCTGATAGTATCACCTGTTTGCTCACATTTATATCCTTTCTTAATTGCTTTATTAAGATGGTATTGTGCAGAGCAGGAGCTAAGCATTAATATAATTACACTAAGTCTAAATATCATTGGATTCAATTAATGTATAAGTAAAGTGATTACCATGTATATCTTTAGCTTTATTTACTATAGCCATAAACTCATTAAAATCTTTTACTCTTTTAAATACCTGACACCCTTCTGACCAATTTTCTACAAAGCTAGATACTGTACCTGCTTTATGGATATTGATTCCAAACATTCCTGTGTCAGTCTTCCCCTCTGCAAAGGTCATATCTCTATCACCATCTCTCCATACAGTCACATCTCCTAATCTTTGACATACTGCCTGATATTTACCTCTATGCATAGATACAGCATAGACTCCTTTATATTGTCCTGGCACTAATCTAGCTACTCCCTTAGCATTATGGAATTGCATTACTCCTTTTTTACCTGGCTCAGTAGTAGCATCCCACTCATGATAAAACCATTTACCACCTACTCTATAGGATAGAGTTAATTTGTCATCAAATAGATTAGTAACTTTTTGACCTGGTGCTGAGTTACGAACTCCTATAATATTTACATCATAGTCTTTAGCACCTGCAAAATATGCATATCCTTTAGCCTTTACAGCTGCATCTATTTGCTCTCTTAAGTATATCATTTCTTTATCTTTTTAATGTCATCATTAATATCCTTAGCTCTTGCAAAAAGTAACTTCATTGACTGCCATAGGTCTATACCTTTTACTACTTTATAATTCTCATTAATAGACATCACCTCTATACTAGCTAGGACCAATGCCACTACTTTAGTGAGCATGAATGGTACACTGAAAAAAGTTAGTATGATATCATTTAGTATGAATTGGTCTATCAAAAAGAACATTATCACAGTAACTTCATAAAGTGCTAACTTGCTTATTATAGATGAGAGCTTTCTGCTAGTAATTTTATCTCCTATCTTCTTAGCTTTCCAAATACCTGTAAAAGTATCAATGCATATTAGTACTCCAATCATTAGCAGTATCCCACTTATTGGTAAAAAGAATGCAAAGCATATAGATATAAGTGTCAATAGTTCTGATTGTATAGATATTAATAGTAGGGATAGTTGTGCTTTCATTCTTTAGATTCAATTTCAGATACTAGTAAAAAAGTAAAGTAACATATTAACAGGCATCCTGCAAATTTAAAATGTAGATCCTCAGCAAATAGCATAGAGATACCTGTAAGATATCCAAAACCAAAGACTAAGAATGATAAGATGCCTGAGTGCTTCATATTATTAAGATTGAATTGTTATAACCATTATTTCCTGCACCTCCACATAGACCATTACACTCAAGCATTCCATTAGATAGACAGTTACATCCATCTATCATAGGTCTTAAGTCAGTATCTCTATTAGTTGTACCTGTGAATATTGGATACAAAGCTCTGTTCTTAAGTAGGTATCTAATTAATCTTTGCTCAAAAAACGCAGCCTTTTGTGCATAGTGTTCCATACTGAATGCTATTGTACTTCTATCTACAGATGCTGAGTTATCTCCAAACTGAGTCTGTAGACCTTTATTCTTTAGCTGTAGAGATAGACCAAAGACAGCATCTTCTGCTGCTCTCCATGCTATAATAGGCTGAATGAATGTAACTAGGACCTCTTCATCAGGATCTAATGTCTGATCATTGTACTTAGTAAGCAAGTCATTATAGAATGTAGTGCCTAAGATAGGCATGATTCTTAGCTGAGCTTGAGTAGCTAGGTAAGGGGTGACATTATTCACATCTACATTGGCTGTGATGGGTGTGTTATTCTTTAAGTAAGTTTCTGTTATAAAGTATAGCATTATAGTATAGGTGTTTGTGCAATTTGTGATTTGCTCTTATCTCCTCCCGGTACAGGAGGTAGTGATGCTAAGGCTCTAATCTCATTCTCAGTCATAGTCTCAAGTACTTTAGTAGCTACCAAAGGTGATAGGCTATTAAGTGCATCATTAGTCTTAGAGGTATCTCCCTCAAGTTCTACTATTGCCTCGTTTATAATTTGATAGTTATTGATAGTAAAATCTGCATCTATCTTAGCTATGAATAGTAGCTCATTAAAGATGTCAGATACCATATCTCTCAATGGCATTACTACATTTTTCTCAAATATGATGTAAGCCTGCTTAATATCTGAGCCATTACCTAGTGATCCTGTAGTACGAATACCCATAAGTATAGGATCTATAGTGTGACTAAAACAAATTTGCTCAGTATTCAGCTGTGATGCCTCTTGAAATAGACTATCATTACCATTAGTAGGCAGTGACTCTATCTTAGGCAGTTGGTCCTGTGAATTAGCAAAGAATGCCACAGCTTTACCTGCATTAGCAGCACCTTTCAATCTATCAATGGTATTTCTTATCATGTTCTTCTCCTCCTCAGACTGAGGTCTCTTAGGGAACATCATAGCAAAGCTAGGAAATACTGAATTTTGGATATTACTTTTAGCAAAGTAGCTAAGTTCACCTGATAAGAAAGCAAAGTTTAGAGCTGAGGTGTAGGTAGGTAGTGGATAATAATCCTGACCAATACTCTCTACCTCATATACAAAAAGTTGCTCATAATCTCTAGAGGTAGGAGTGTATCTCCTTATCTCCTGGACTCCAATCCTACTAGCCCAATCATCACAGATATAGTATCTCTTTCTGTCTAAGTTTATTCTAAGTTTTTCAGGGGATAGATTGACAATTTTTGTCAGTTTCATTTTGTCATCAAAACATAACTTGAAATATACTCTATTATGCAGTATTAGTTGCTGAGTTACTGCAGGTACTACCTTTTTTATGTTTAATTTTCTCTCTAATGTGTATAGTTCTAGCTTATCTTGAGGAGTAAGTCTATCAGCTACTATATTAAATCCACCTCCTACAGCTGCATTCACTTTATACCCTACAATAGAGCCATGTAATGGACTAGAATAGAATATTTGATTGAGTAGCTCAGGGAATAGGTTGTCCTGCCCAAATGGGATGTATCCATTAGTCTGATTCCTACCATTTACATAGGGTAGTGTAAGATTTGCACCTCCTACCTTAAGGAATGGAGTAGAGAATGATTGATATCCCTCTACTATTTCATGCTTTACTGTTTTAAAAAAATCTTTTAATGCCATAATTATTCGTAAATTGATGATACTATTGGTCCTGATACTACCATCCTGCCCTCTTCAATCACTACTCCTGTAGAGTTAGCAATAGTTGGAGGTGTGGTACTTGACTCATAGATGCTGTATGTATACTGTCCTTTAA